AGCCGTGAGCGTCGCCGTAGGCAATCAGATATATCTTATAAAATATCTACAAGTAGATATCTACTATTACAAATATATATCAAATACATATCTATTATTGCAAATATATATCTATTGCAAATATATATCTATTCGCTATTATCAAGCAAATACATATAAATCAATAAGATAAATAAGAACCTATGAATAGAGTAGCATTATAATATATAGATTAGAGAACACAAATAAGTTCGTATAAGGTATATTAAGAGAACATCAGGAGAACATCATAAGACATCATAAGATAGCATTAGGTAACCCAATATGCCTATTTAGGTTACCTTTGGGTAACCATAAGGGCAAATATCTTTGTTTAGGTAACCTTATCTACACATAGAGGTTACCCATAGGTTACCTAATGGGTAGGGCTTCGGGATGAGATAAAGCGGGAAAGTGAGTTTTAGCGGTCGGGAAATATCTCCGGAAAATTTTGAAAATTGAGTAAGGTTACCTAATTTATGTGTAGAGGGTAACCCTAAGGTTACCTATTTAGTATAGAAATGTTTAAATTGATTGGTTTTTTTTAGTTTTGTATGAAGACTATTAAGATAAGTGATGAGAATTACGAATGGCTCCTGAGCAAAGCTCAGTCGCCGAACAAAGCCCTTGATGTGCTGAGAAACCCGCCGCAGCCGCCAGAGGATAAGATTGAGGGTTTGAAAAAGCAGATCAGGCAGATTGGAGCTGATCTAATGGGCTTGACTGAGAAGTTTGAGGAGAACTTCCAGAGGTTGATCAGGTTGAATGGCTTAAAGTTCTATTAAAATATAGAAATGTTTAAATAGTTATTAATTTTCCAAAAGATATGTCAGACACATCGTTGTATAAAAAGATGGTTAAGCAGAAGAGGCTGCAGAGGCTTGGCAAGAGCTTGGTAGTCATCATTCCTCACGTATTTTTGAGAACTTTGGATTGGACACAGGAAACCAAGCTGGTTTTGGAGATGAGACCTTTCAGGAGAGAGATAGTGATTTCAGAAAATACTGTTCAAATATGAAAAAATTAATAATTATCTCGAAGGAAGACGAAGAATACGTTTGGAAGATTGCCAAGATGGTTAGTGATCCGAGAGCGAAGAAAGGCGATTTCAGCAAGGGATTGAGGCTTGTAATTGATGACCACCGGAGGAACAAGCTTCGGGATATTGAGTTAAATGAGAAGAGGAGAAAATGAAAGAAGAAGAAAAGTATTCCCATATTCACGCAGCAATCAGCTTCACGGAGTTAGTCAGATCCACGCTTGGGCCAAGAGGGATGAACAAGATGATTGTGGGCAAGAACGGGATCATTCTGACTAATGATGGGGCTACGATTGTCAATGAATTGAAGGGGGGCAACCCGATTCTCGATCTGTTTAAAAACTTGGCTAAAAGTCAGGAGCTTGAAGTTGGTGACGGGACTACAACGAGCATAATCTTGGCAGGGCAGATGCTCCAGAATGCGATTCACCTGATAAACAAAGGGATCCATCCAACCATAATAATACAGGGCTATCATCTGGCGAATAACGAGTCAATGAATTTTCTCAGTAAGAACTGCGAGAAGGGCGGGAAAGAGCAGATTATTCGGACTGCCTTCGGATCAAAGCTCGGGAGAGTTCTAATAGACCATCTCACAAAGATACTTATGGAAGTCAAGGACTTTCACAATTTGAGGCAGTATAAAATGGACAATTCAAACCCTTATGAGAGCGAGATCTTCAAGGGTTATGTTTTTCCGGGATTCACGATAAACGAGAGGATGAAGGATTATGTGAAGGGCAGAATAGCGGTTCTCGACTTCCCCACAAATCTGGAGCTTGACAAGTTCAACACTACGACTGCGAAGGATCTCAAAGAGGTTCAGCAGTCAGCCACAGATTTCAAAAAAGATATTGTAAAAAAGCTGGTTGAGAATGGTGTAAAGTGTGTCTTTTACACCGACACGAATGTCGAGATTGAATCTTACATAACTGACGCTGGCATAACGGGAATAGTCCTGACTGAGAGGGAACACTTGGACTGGATCTGCAAGGCGTCAGGTGCGAGGGCATCAACTAACTTGGAAACCATAGATAAGGATCACATCGGAGAGGGTGAAGTCAGGTATGTAAAGCAGAAAGTCGGGAACAGAGGCCACATTTTCGTTTCGGGTGATTTGCAGACGCTTATTCTGAAGGGGCCGACAAAGCAAATCCTTGACGAGATGGATCGTGCGGTGAATGATGTCGTAAGTTTGATGAAATATTGCGATAATAGTGTTGTTGTCGGAGCTGGTGCGGTCGAGATTGAGCTGTCGAGGCATCTCAATAAATTTGCAAAGCAGATTGGGGGCAAAGAGCAGCTGGCGATTGAGAAGTTTGCTGAGAGCATAGAGGCAATCCCCTCGATTCTTGCTGAAAACTGCGGCCTCGACTCAGTTCAGATACTCACAAATCTGAAAAGCATGCATGAGAAGGGGCTCAAGACAATGGGTGTTGATGCCATACAGGGAATATCCGACGCGAAAGAGAGGGGCATAATCGAGCCTGTCAAGCTGAAGATGTTTTCAATAAGCTCTGCAAATGATGTCACAACTTCTATTCTTAAATTAGACCAGATCTTGGCAGGGGAAGAAAATGAAGATAAAGAGTAAGTTCAGGGCTCCCGTAAGAATTGACATAAGTTCAGGATGGCCTGACTCAGATCCTTACAGGGCAGATCATGGCGGCTGGGTTCTCAATGCCGCAATTGACAGGTTTGTTTACGCTTACACAACAGAATCCAGACTGATTACCAACACGAGCGAGGTTCCGAGTTCCGCAGGGCTTGGCGTGAGCGCAGCTGTCAGGGCCTGTTTTCTCGCAGCATCAAATCCCAAATTAACTAAAGATAAAAACACACTGATCAGGAGCGTTTGGAATCTTGAGAACATTGTATTGAAGCAGAGAGCAGGTTTTCAGGATCAGTGCGCTGCTGTCTATGGCGGAGTGAACTTGTGGCACTTCGGGAAAAAGGGCAGAATTTTCAGAATACCAATTTCCGGATACGAGGCGGATCATCTGCAAAGGCATCTCGCACTTGTCTATACGGGCACTTCAAGATTTTCAAGTAGAATGCACAACAAGGTATTCTCCCGCTATCCCGGAAATTCGGACATTTTCCACAGAATGAGCGCAATCTCGAGAGATATGGCAATAAATATGACTAATGAAAAGAGAATGGGTGAATTGTTTAATGAAACATATATGTTGCAAAAGATGCTTTGTAATGATATTGAAACAAAAGATATGTTAGAAACTATAGAAAGAGCAAGAGGGCATTATCTTGGCTACAAAATGTGTGGAGCTGGCGGAGGCGGCTGTCTTCTTTTCTACACGAGAACTCCCGAAGCATTCAGGTCACTTCCCGGCAGCATCCCATTTAGGTTCGATTATGAAGGTCTCACGGAGGAGAAAAGATGAAGATCTTGTTTAAAGGTTCGGTGTTCAATCCTACAGGAATAGCAACAGCAAACAGGGAAATAGTAAAGGAATTGGCAAAGAAAGTTTCTGTTCAGGTGACTGATCCGTGGAACAGCCGCTGGGATTTCAATGAAGGACTTGAACACTTGAATAATGCGATAGATGTTGCAAAGGGAGATGTGGTCACGATCTTTGCTGATTATCCTCAGTTCTGGCAGGGCGGATATGGCAGGATAATAGGGCATTTTCTTCATGAGGGAACAAAACTTTTCCCGGGATGGGTTGAAGCTTTGAACAAAGTAGAAAAAATCTTTGTTCCGTCACAGGCAACAAAAAATCTTTTCAAGTGGAACGGGGTAACTGTTCCGATTGAGGTAATTCCCTACGGAGTAAATTCTGAAATTTACCATCCTTCAAAAGAAGAAAAGCTTGATGATTTCGTTTTCCTCTCGGTGAACAGCTGGACGGGAAAGCAGCTGGACAGGAAAGGCACCGGTCTCTTAATCAAGGCATTCAATGAGGAATTCAAGCAGGACGAGAAAGTTAAACTTGTCCTGAAGATAAGCACATTCTGGAAACAGCCGGAGGATTGGATGCAATGCATTATGGAGATTACAGGAAAGCCGAATCCAAACATCCTGTTCAATGACAGCTATCTTCCAGAATCTGAGATTGCAAAGCACTATCAGATGGCGGATTGTTTTGTTGCTCCCACAATGGGGGAAAGCTTCGGCCTGACAATCCTAAACGCAGCAGCGTCAGGACTTCCCATAATTGTAACTAAAGATAAGAATTCAGGGCATATGGACTACTGCAGGGATCTCGATTCTGTTCTCTGGATTGACGCACCGACGGTAATTCAGGGAGATCCGCAATTCTTTTGCGAAGGAAATATGCAGGCCCTGCCCGACTTGGAAAGCCTGAAGAAACAGATGAGATATGCATTCGAACATCGTGAAGAATTGAGAAAAAAGGCACTAAAGAATTCAGAAAAAATCAGGCAGGAATACTCTTGGGAAAAAACAGCAAGTAAAATATTGGAGTTTGTAGATGGCAACAGCAGAAATTAGAGGATTAATTGCGCATTGGAAGATGAATAGTCCAGCAGGAAGCACAGAATTAGTGGATAGTGCCGGAGACGCTCATGGAACGATAGATCTAAATTTTGCTAATTTTGTTGCGGGCAGGGTAGATAATGCTCTCGAATTTAACGGAACTGCAGGAATAGGAGAGCTGCCCGGGGAATGCACAACAACGGCAGAGTTAGACAAGCTCGGCGGAGAAACAAACCAATATACAATTTCTTTGTGGGTGAAAACACCAAGCCAACAAGCAGTATATGCAAGGATTTTTGAAAAGCCTGCAACACCCTATCCGGTAGTTGTTCGTATGGGACCTGATGACAGAATTCATCTTGCTCTTTGGGACGGAACTCGTAATCCGGCTTGTAAAGCAAGCACAGCAATAACTTACGATACTTGGACGCATTATCTTTGGACAATCGACAGAGTAAACAAAGTTATGAAAATTTATGTTAATGGTGTTCTTGATGTAACGAGCACAGACACGACAACAGGCGATATTTCAAACACAAGCAATATTATATGGGGAAATGTGAGAAGCGGTCTTGACAGGAGATTTATAGGAACTGTAGATGACGTAAGAATTTACAATCGCATTTTGGACGACGATGAAATTGAAGGAGTTTATTCGGATAATTTAGAAGCCAACACATATTGGTATGACAAAAAGCAAAAAACACCCTACGCAGGAGAATATGCAAAATCCAAGTGGGGCAAAATATTCAAAAAAAGAAAAACATTAAGAAAAGCGATAGAAATTGGGGTGAGCGCATGAAAATTTTAAGTTATGGAGATAATCCAAAAGTAAGCAGTGGATACGGGCAGGTTTGGGATAATCTGCTTACCCGCTGGTGCAAGGAAAAGCCAAAGTGGGAATTTTATCATGTCGGTTGGCAGAATAGGGACAGGCCTCACCAGAGAAAAGAAGGCTATTGGATGCTCCCACTTCTTCACAAGGAATACGGATTTGATACTGTTCTTAATAATCTGACTACAATCAATCCCGATGTTTTGATTACATTGGCGGATGTTGGATGGCAGGCAGGTTTTATCGACGGAGTTATGGCGGCAAGACAGAAAGGATGGAGGGGCGTATGGATCGCTTATACTCCAGTGGATACACACACTTGGGAATATCTGTCTTGGAGTGAAATTCTTGACGCTCCTGATGTTGTTGTTGCAATGTCCAAAGCAGGTTTTGACACTTTCAAAAAGTTTGGAGTTTCTCGTCTTGAAATGATCCCACACGGAGTTGATACCAAAGTTTACAAGCCACTTGCAATAAGAGATGAGCTTAGAAAGAAATACAAACTGCACGATAAATTCGTCGTCGGATTTGTCGGGAGAAATCAGAGAAGAAAAATGGAATCTTTCTTGCTGAGAGGATTTGCTCAGTTCGCAAAAGGAAAAGAAGACGTTAAACTCCTTCTGCATACCGAAGTGCTTCCGCCACAAAAAGATATGCCGGGATGGAATATTCCCGGCTTGATACAAAAATATGCTGCGGAGATTGATCCTGATTTTGCACGCCTCAATAAAGTGATTTTCACAAGACAAAATCTTGATGCTGCAACAAAACAGAAAATCCAGCCGGAAGATATGAACGAGATCTATAACCTGATGGACATATTCTGCTTTCCGACAGGAGGGGAAGGATTCGGACTTCCAGCAATAGAGAGTCAATCCGCAGGAGTTCCTCTAATGATGACAAATTCAACTACGGGCCCAGAACTTGCAAATGGACACGGCATTCTTATTCCTATATTGGAAGACAAATACGGAAGATGGGTTACAGAAACAGGCACAAACGGAGTTGAGAATACCTGCCCTGATGATGTGGCCTTGGCAAAACTGCTTAATGAAGTTTACACAGATTGGAAGAATGGAGGCAGAGATTTGAGAGAAAAATCTATTAAGGCGAGAAACTTTGCTCTTACATATGATTGGGATTTAATCCAAAAAAGTTGGATTGATTTGTTTGAGAAGATGGTGTTATGACGTAAATATTAAATTATTCGAAAAGAAAGTTGAAATATGAGAACTACCGAAGAAATTTTGAAAAATACAAAGTATAGTTCTAACCAGATGGAATATTTTCTCGCAGAGTGCTACATAGATTTTATCTTCTTTGCTGAACATGTTCTCGGTTTTAAGATTTCAGACTATCACAGAGAATGGTTTAAACTGAAAGAAACATTCAAGCGTCTTTGCATTATTGCTTTCAGGGGTTCGGGAAAGACGCATTTCTTTGCAGGTTATTTTATCTGGAAGTCAATTTTTCACCCCGGAACAGAAACCCTTATCATCTCGAATACTCTTGAACAGGCAAAATATGTTCTGAAGATTATAAAAAATATGATAGCAGAGAACGAAATTCTTAAGCAGTTCATTCCGCAATCAAGAGAGGCGACTTGGAAAGCAACCGAGTTAAGCTTGATGAACGGATCTGTTTTCTATTGCAAGCCATACAATGAGAATGTCAGATCCATCCACCCAGACGAAGTTTTAATGGATGAGGCAGGAGAGTATGAAGACAAATCTATTTTCTGGACAGCGGTTATGGGAACTATTCAATTGAAGATGGGTGGGGTGACTGTTACGGGAACTCCAAAATCTTCTGTTGATTTGCTTGCCGAATTGAAGAAAAATGACGAATTTATGGTTAAAGAGTATCCTGCAGAGCTGGACGGGAAAGTAATGTGGCCTCAGAAATATACTCTGCTTGATCACGATACAGCAACGCAGAGAAGTCTTGTTAAAATAAGGAGAGAAATAGGAGAGCTGCCTTATACGCAGGAATTTCTTCTCATTCCAATAAGCGCTGCAAACTCAATCTTTCCATACGAAATAACTCACAAGATGCTTACAGACAATGAAGCATTTTTGTCTTATGGCAGAAAGGATGAGAAATACTACGTTGGCTACGATATGGCTATTTCTCCGAAAGGGGACTATACCGTGATTACCGTTCTCGGTGTCAATGCCGACAGGAAGAAGTTAGTTTATGCTCTGAGATTTAGAGATAGTTTTGAGGAACAGAAAAGGAAGATAAGACAGATAGTGGAAGATTTCCGCCCGCAGAAGATTGCTGTTGATGCAACAGGATTGGGAGAGCAGCAGGCAAAGGAACTGAAAGCAGAATTTGGCGGGATCATAGAACCAAAGAAGATAACTTATGATGATAAATACAAGATGATTATGGATCTGCGTCAGGAATTTGAAAGACTCAGGCTTGTTCTGCCAAATTCAAAAGAAGACATAAAGACATATAGTTTCACGCAGGTTCTTTTAAAGGAGCTGAATGATTTCTCTTTACAGGTTGATTTGCGACCCGGCCAAACAACAAGACCAAAGTTCAGATCAGGAGAACACGACGATACAGTAATGAGTCTTGCTCTTGCGAATTGGGCTTCGCAAAGTTCATCTGGAGAAGTCAGCATTCGTGCAATATAAGGTCGTGTCTGGACATATTCGATGGCGGTCGGGTATGCGCAGACTTGGTTGATTGGCAATATTTAAAGGGCATAACCCGGGACAAGTTTTACGCGCAACCCGGGGAGTTAGCCCTTATTTCTTAATATAACAAAGAAATTCATTTATTTAAAGTTTTCTAACTATTGGAGGACGCAGGATGTTTAGAGTTATGTAGCCATTTGTGGCATTCAGAGATCCATCCTTCATTCTCAGTATTATTGTTTTATAGAATTCTTCAACAAGCTTGCTCTTATTTATCTTTCTTTTTTTGCATAGCTCAGCCATGTCATCTTTGATCTTGCTATTGATTATCAAAGTTTCATTCTTCTTGTTAGAGTAATGCCAAGTGTTGCCTTTCTTATCTTTTATCGTGACACTCATTTAATTAAATAAAAGCAAAAGTTAATAAATCTTTGTGTTTTTTAGAAAATATGTCAAAAAAACAGGAAAAATCTGAAAAAATTGAGAAAACTGCTACTGTTAGAGGGTTAGTTTATGATAAGCCATTTCCAGATTGGGCGAGCAATGCAAAGCAGCTCTTTACCGGAGAGGGTGGAGATGTCAATCTGGAAACATTGTATGAAACTGTGAAGCGTTCTCCGGAGATTGTCGGCTGCATCAATGCAGTCGTAGAAGATATTTTGGCTGATGGTTGGAGATTCGTTGGAAGCAAGTCTGCAATTGAAAAAGCGAGAAAGTTTCAGGTTTCTTCGCAGTTCTATAAGATATTAACAAACGCTGTTATAGATTTGCTTATCACCGGAGATTCGTATATTTTGAAACTCGCAGTTGAGGAAGAACAGCTGAAGAACATTGTAGTTTCTCTTTCAAACAGAGTTGCTAAAGAGCTGAAAGTTAAATTTGATAAACAGCAAGTGTTCGAATTGGTAAAGCAAGATGTCCTGAAGCCGAAGGATTTGCAGGTTTTGAAAGCTTCCACAATGCAGATAAATTATGATGAAACAGGAACGATAAAAAGCTACACTCAAAAGGTCGGCGGTTCGCAGAGAGTTTATAAAAAGAAAGATATAATCCATCTAACCACAATGAACATTGGCGGAGGCCCTTACGGTTTCACTCCTCTCGAACCATTGCTTTCAGATATAGCAACTTTAATCTTTGCAAAGGAATTTGTTGGCAAATACTTTGAAAATGATGGTGTTCCCTACTTCTTGTTTAATCTTCCAGAATCAACTCCTGATGACAGGCAGTATGAACTATTGAAAAAGGAATTGAGAGAGTTGAAGAATTCCCGAAACAGATACAGGAGTTTGGTGACAACCGGGAAAATAAGCGTAGAGCAGATTAACAAGTTCAACAAAGATATGGAGTTTGCAAAGCTGATTCAGCATTTCACACAGGTAATACTTATGGCAATGGGAGTTCCACCACACAGAGTTAGTTTCCTTGACGTAAGGCAATCTGCGAGCGAACTCGGCAAGATTGAAGCAGGATACTACAAGAAAATCGCATTTATGCAGAAGGCAATTGAGGAAACACTGAATGCTGAGTTGTGGAACAATTTCAATGTCGAGATGAAGTTCTTTAAGTCTTACAAAATAGATGAGATGAGGGAAGCACAGATTGCTCAAATTGCAACACAGGCAGGATTTATGACAATTGAGGAGATCAGGGAGAGAATGGGATTGGAGCCGCAGCTTCCAAACGGAAAAATGGGCAAGCCGACAGGAGATGACAAAAGAATAAACTTTTCCGAAGATGAAAGAAGGCAGAGAGGGCAGGAAGAAAGCACAGAGCCGCCAACAGACAACAAGTTAAAGATGATGAAATCTCTTGATGAAATCTCAGTAAGTTTTGTTGATTTTGTTAAAATAGTGGAGCTTAAACTTGGACCGGGAAGATTCGATCAGGCAAATATTCTTTACGTAGAAACACCAGACAAGTTTATTATGTTCTTCCACGACGGAAATTGGAAATACAGAACAGAAGTAAAGAAAGAAGATTTGCCAAATGTTGAAACTTTCAGGATTGAAATGCTCAGGAATGCCATCAAGATATTTATTTAAATAAAACATAATCTTTTTATAATATATTCTACAATATAGGTATATGCCCATCCCTACCCCCCGAAAAGGTGAAAGTCAGCAAGAGTTTATTAGTAGATGTATGGGTAATCCTACAATGAGGAAAGAATTTCCAGATCAAAAGCAAAGAAGTGCAGTATGTTTCTCAACTTGGAGAAGGAGAAATAAAAGTTTTAATGATTTTCATGTGAGGGCTCCTGTTTCTAACGCATGGGAAGAAGAAGTTGTTATCAAATCGGCAGGCAAGACCATCAAGTCAAAGCAGAAGTTTATCGAAGTCACAGTTTCCGGGCTAAAAGAGGATAGGGATGGCGAGATGATGTCGCAAGAATCAATCGACGATATGATAATGCAATTCAAGTCGGGAACACTCCCTTTCTTCCCAGATCACGGCAGGGATGAAAAAACAGGACAACCACATGTTTATTCTTGGAAGCAGATTATGGGTGTGTGGACAGATGCAAGGCAGGAAGGCGACAAATTACTTGCTGTCGTCAGACTAAACAAGGCACATCCCGACGCAGAATTATTCTGGAATTATATTCAAGAAAAAATGCCAATTGGTTTCAGCATTGGCGGGAATCCTGTTGAAGAACCAAAATATATAGAATTAGATGTAGATGAGGAGCCTGAAGTAGAAAAAAAGAAAATAACAAATATGGAAGCAGAGAGAAAGAAAAGAGGAATGTCAGTGAGTGAATTTTATGCAGCTCCAAGAGATCCGCCAAGTGCAAGCGCTTTGCCTATTTTTGATGAAGCTCATGTCAGAAACGCAATGGCAAGATTTAATCAGACAAAGTTTAGAAGCGCTGAAGAAAAAGCAAAAGCAAGAAGAAAGATAATTGCAGCTGCAAGAAAATTCGGAATAGATCCAAGCGGATTTATCGAGGCAACAAAGAGTTTCGTTGGAGAAACAGAAACAATAGAGGAAAGCGATTTTGATATTGAAGACGTATTGGAGGAGGATGAAGATGGCGAAGAAGAAGATTAGAGTCTGGGGAAAAATAAGGTTATTTGAAGCAAGCGCAGTTGGAATAGCTGCATATCCAGATGCACATTTATCAGCAAGAGATTTTTCACTTTGCAAAGCATTACATCATACTCAAATAAATAAAAAGGAGGAGGAAATGGCTGAAGAAGAACAAACAACTCAGGAAGCACCCCAAGAGACGACTGAGGAACCAAAAGAGACTTCGGAAACTTCAGAGGAATCTTCAGAGGAAACTTCAGAAGTTTCAGAAAAAGAAACAACTGAGGAATCCACTGAGACAGAGAAAAGTATCAGTGATGACAAGCTGGTTTCTGCTTTAACAAAAGCCTTTAAGGAAGCTATCAAAGACCTTGAACCAAAGCGAGGCTTAGTTTCCAAAGAGGAAAATGTTAAAGACACAATCAGCAAAATGTCCACTGGTGAATTAGCTCTGTCAATGTTCCGTAACAGCTTTCCACAATGAGCATGGCAAGCATAACAAAAGCATTGAACGAAGCAACAAACAGCGCAGGTGGATTTTTAGTTCCGGATGAGTTTTCCAGAAGACTTCTTGCTCTTGTGCAGCAGAAAACAGTAACTATGGAAGACTTGGATACAAGAAACATGATTTCTGATGTCCAATACATTCCAAAAGTTACAAGCGGCACCACTGCATATTGGCCAAGTGAAACAGCTTCCATTACAGCATCCCAGCCTGCTTACGGAAGGATAACCCTTACGGCTAAGAAAATCGCCTCTCTTGTTATCGCTTCTTCGGAAGTATTGGAAGATAACAATGTAGATATGGCAAACCACTTAGTTAACCAGATGGGAGAAGATTTGGCTATCGAATTAGACAACCAAATCTACAATGGAACAGGCAGTCCTTGGTATGGTCTGAGAAGCACAGCTTCTATGACTAATGCAGTAGATGGAGCAGGAAACATTAATGCAACTGCGGCAGATGGAACAGGATCTACCATAACTGGTGGCGCTATTGCTCTATCAACCGTTGTTACAGCGATTACAGAAGTCTTGAAGGACAACCACGAACAACCTGATGTTTCCTATTGGAACCCAAGAACTGTTGGTAGTTTAATGAAACTTACCGACGGAAATGCAAGACCAATTTTGAATCAGGAAACATTCGGAAGTCCTTTGGCAAGGGAAGGTGTGTTCTACACACTTTACGGAACTAAGGTGAGAGTTTCATCACAGGTTCCAATAAACTTGACCTATGGGACAACAGCGGCATTATCTGGGAACTGCACAGATGCGCTTGTCGGGAAATCCAAGATGTTTGGTATCTTAGGAAATAGAAGGGGCTTCATATGGAAGACCGACTATGACATAGACCAAGACATCTATAAGTGGCAAACAACGGCAAGATTTGCATTTGCAACAAAGTATCCAGATGCTTACTGCTTGATAAGAGCAATAACTGATTAAGGATAATTTCAATTTTTTTTATTTCCTTTTTCATTTTTTTAGTCGGTGCTCGAAGGGCAAACAAACTAAAATTCACGAAGTGAGAAATGCAGGCAACAACAAAAGAAGTATGGCAATATCTCGGGAAAGATTCTTTTACGAAAGTCAGAGCCGAAGCTGTCGGCACAGGTGATGGAACGACTTCTACTTGGGAATTAGATCACGATAACGTAATTGCAGGCACTTTAACGCTTTACACGGATGGAACAGCTGTCGGCACAGCATCTTATTCTGTTGACTTGGATGACGGGGTTATTACATTAACAGCGAGTTCAGGAAGCGCAATAACAGCGGATTATGATTATGCTGATATTGAAGATTCAGTTGTAGGCAGTTTTCTGACTCAAAGTTCAAAATTAGTCGAGAGATTAACAGAGAGAACTTTTTCCACAGGAAGCACAACTGAATACTTGGATGTGGAGAAAGGACAAAGCGTATTCTTTGTTTCAAACTATCCTGTCACTACTTTAAGTTCTGTTCAGGCAAACACAGCAAGCTCTATCGGTGATGCTCCTGCTTGGAGCACAAGCACTGAAGGGATAGGAAATGATTACATTGCCAATAGCGATGATTTAAGGATAGGCAGATTTGAATACATTGATAACTTCCCTATTCCCGGAAAAGACAGGCTTAAAGTAACTTATTCATATGGTTACACAAGTTCTGATGATTTAAGCTTGGTGAAGGAGCTGGAGATCCTTCTCGCAACAAGAGCAATGATTAATTCGGCAGTTTACAAGGCAATATTCAAAGGACAGGACAACTTCACTCCGGTTCGTCTCGAAGAGATAAACAGAAGGATTGAAGAATTGAAAAATGTCCTTAAAAAAGTAAATATAGATAAGATTTAGCCGAAGGCAAAATGGCGATAACAAACAGCACGTTATTCAGCGGAAGTTTTAACGCAGTTGAAACTTTTCTTAAAGACAACATTTCAGATCCACGAAGCAGATACAAAAAGCATTGGATACATTCCTCTATGCCTAATGTTAATTCGAAGGGATTTAACGGCTATCCGTTTATAGTTATCAGAATTGATGTCGGAGAGGAAAATAAATCTTTTGATGTTTCAACTTCAAATAAGGTTTTCAGAATTCTCTTGTCTGTTTATTCAGATGAAGCCACAGAAGTTGATTCAGTTTCGGATGAGATATTATCTTTATTTAAAGATGAAACAAAGCTAACAGATTTTAAAGCCAGAGAGGTTAGCACTTCTCCAATCAATTACGACTTCGATATTAACGGAAAGAAAATAATATTCAGAAACATTGGCATTATTGCAAGGAGCAGGATATAATGTATAAAGTAGAGATTATCGGAGCTACTGAAGTCGCAAACAAATTGGCAGGGATAGCAGCGCGTATGAAGTCGGCTATACAGGCCGGGATGATGATAGCAGAGGAACAAATCCTCGCAGAATTGAGAAGCGAATTTCCTGACATGAATTTTTCATCACAGTTCTTTCCGGAAAGTCTTGAATTATGGTTTATCGCAGATGGAATAATAATCTGCAAAGCAACAGGAAAGAGAGTAACTAATATTGAGGATCAGCTTGGAGTGAGAAGTCAAGATGGAGATTACGGAATTCAGTCAGCAGGAAAGGCAACTTTTGCAAAAGAATTTAATCTGAAGGAAATTGCTGAACAGAAAGGAAAAATAGTCTCCCAAAGGATTAGAGAAACAATCGGGAGGATATTGAAATGAAAGAAAGGAGAAGTAAATTAACAGGAGGTGAAAATGGCTTTATCACAGAAGGCTTGGTATGACAAAGCGTATATCTCTGTAAGTGAGAAAGGTGGAAGCGAAGTTCAGCTCCGCTCTAAAACCACAAGCCTTTCTATCTCAGGTGGAGACTTTGACATAGAAGGCATTGAGACTTTCGGTGGGAAGGTAAAGAGAATTGGCACAAGAGAAGACATAGAGATCTCCTTTGATGGAATTCCAACAAGTCTTCAGGACTTCGATTGGATGTTCCACGGAGTGACAAGCTCTGCCACAAGCATTACTTCCTCTACTGTGAAGGACTATCGTGTGACGCTTTTGTGGACAGATCAAAGCGGGGTTACGTCGGCTACACAAGCAATTTCCACTTCAAGTGAAGCATACAGAGAGATCTACGCAGACGCAAATCTCATCTCTTTGGAGAAGAATATGGATGCAGGAGAACACTTAACAGCTACAATGACATTCAAGCTGCCTTTCGAGGATGACTCAGGATCTATAAACTTCAAAAAGGAGATGTGCGATACTTCGGGAACTTTGAGTGCTGTTCCAGCTTACACAAATACTACGAAGTTTTAGTTACGATGGGTGAGATAGTTGAGGAGATTGATAAGAGGAGAAAAACGAGCTTCACAGTTAGTTCGATCCCTGTCAGTCTCCTCAAAGATTTCAAAAAATTTTGCAAAGAGGAATGCGGCGACATTTATTGGGTGGGAATTAAAGTCCTGCTCGAAAGAAAAAACATAACGGAAAGACTTCAAGAACAAATCAACTCTTTGCAGGAGCAAATACTCGAACTCAAAAAAACGAAAAGGGAGGTTAAAACATTTGGATAATGTCAAAACTTAGTTCATTGGTTGGAAAGCCGAAGGCTTATACAATCGGTGGAATAGAGCTTGAACTCAGTCCAAGACGTCTCGAAGAGATTGACTTGCTGATGGATTTAGCGGAGCCTGAAAAGAAAGCAAATGCAATGAAAGAACTTATTAAGAGAACTCTCAAAGAGGCCGTTCCTGATGCAACTGACGAGGAGATCGAAAAGATGAGCCTTACTCACTTTAAAGCCTTGTCAGAAGCAATTATTGACGTGAATGGATTGAAGGAAAATGCACCAGTTACCGATTGAGATTAAGAAACGGATGAATCGCAAGAGCACGCGTGATGTATTTGGAAATATAGTGTATTCACTAATGTCAAATTTTTCAATGTCTTTCGAGGAGTGCTGCAAACTTCCGTTTCCAATGGCAATGGAATTAATGAAAAGATTACAAAAAGAGCGGAAAGAACTCGAAAGAAAAACAAAAATGAGAGGTAGAAAAGCATGATTGAAGATATTCAGATCAGAATTAAGGCAATTGATGAAGCAACAAAAGTTATTAATCGTGTTTCTAAAAGTGTTTCTCAGTTAAATATGGCTCCCCTGCAAAAAAACATAGAGGGTATCGGGAAAGTCACAAAAACAATTATCAGAACAACAACTTTTGCTGCAGGCGGTGTTCAGAATTTGGATGAGGCATTAAGGGTTTCTGGCCTTTCAATGAGGCAATGGAATAAGTATGCACAGAGTAATTTTCTTCAATTAAGGGATAATGGGAAAGTCGTAGATATGCTGACAGGAAAAACAATGTCTCTCGGATCTGCCGTGAAAGGAGCGGCATTCCAAGCTAAGCGTTTCAAAATGGAATTTTTATCTGTAATGTTCTTTGGATTTGTCATACAAAGATTATTCAAAGGAATGACTATCACCACAACAAAATTCTTTATGCAGGTCACAGAAGGACAAACAGAGGCAGGTCAGGCAATCACAAGATTATCAGCGTCTTTCCAATTCCTTAAATTTACAGTTGGTGATGCAATAGGCCAATTAGTTAAAGCACATCCTGAAATCACAGACTTCTTAGATAAAATTTCTGATCTCGTCGAGAAAAACTCTGACTTTGCTGCGAGCTTTATAATTACAGGTCTTGCGGTCGGAACTTTTCTTACAATTCTTGGTCAGGCGACTCTCGGAGTTCAGGGTTTGAAAGGTGCATTTGGAGCGTTATTTAGCAGCGCTTTGTTTACAAATTTTGCTTTGCTTATTGGAGCATTTGTTATTCTTGCTCTTTTAATAAAAAATGCGAGGGTAACATTCAAAGTATTTGTTAAGGAATTTCTTAAAGGACTATCTGAAACAGGAAAGTTCTTTTATTATCTTTTTGTAAAGGGAGATATAAACAAAGCACTCATACACGGAGAGTTGGCTTTGGCCCGCTTCAATCTCGCTTGGATAAATCTTCTGAAAACTATTATGAATGTTGCCGCAGGAATAGCCGAAGCAATTGTTGGCCTTATCTTAACTCCTTTATGGATGATGGCAAAAACAGTCGATTGGATATTAGGGAAGCTTGGCAGGGAAAGCAACATTGCCGGAAGAATAGCATCAGATATTTTGAAAGTAACGAATGCCATTAGAGATTTTCCAAAAAATGTTGGTTATTTTGGTTTAGGTAAAGTAGAGGAAATGGCGAGAAGCAGGATTGCAGAATTAGAGAAGGCGGCGGAAGCTCCAAAACCAGCCGAATCGCCTGCCGGGGAAGTTGTAAAAGAGAAGGCAACAAATATCACTATAGAAAATCTCAACATAAGCACAAATGAAGCTGAGGCTCTTTTAGAGCAACTTTTTGATTTAGTAGAAGCACAAGGAGGTGGAATACGTCCCGGAAGCATATGACAGACGCAAGATTGAGCAGTTCGGAAGTGACAAGCAGCGCAATATATCTGAGGGGAGCAGAGATAACTTTCAAGTGGAATAACTTGATAGAGCCAAATGTTATTCCAAGTTTGATTGATACTTCCTCAGATGCTCAAACAGAAGCTCATTACATGGGATGGCAAAATCCTTCATATACAATAAGGGGATTGATTGACGAAACAGGCGATTCGAGTAATGTCTTGACACTATCTCTGTTGAAACAATTCGCACAAGTCACATCATCTCTTTATCTGTATGATGACGTGTTTGCTCCGACTGGAACACAGATTATAATTAAGGATTTTACTATCCCGAGAGTAGCAACATATAAAACAAAGATTTATGATTATACAATAAATGCGCTTACAACAAAATGAAGGTTCCGAAATATAGAGTAGAATTAACCAGAGCAGGTGAAAGTTCAGCCGTAAATGTAACGGATGTTCAAAAGATTAGAGTAAACTATGGCATAGACGCTATCAAAGATACATTCACCATTGAATTGAGCGACACAACAAACAAGTATAATATTGACATAAATGACAGAATCAAAATCTATCTTTATTATCTTGGCAATTCTGAAGTGTTGGTTATGGATGGGCTTGTGACAGAATTAAAGAATAAAGCCGAAGAAGGAAGAAATACTTTAACAGTGAAAGGAAACAATATTTTAGAAATTCTGTTGAACCATCAAGTGAGGGCGAATTTTTCTTCATCTACAGCGAGTAGCATCATTCAAAATCTTTTACAAAGAGCAAGTGAAAATCAACCATCTAACAGACAGATTAGCTGGAATGCTGGAAACGACACAACAACGAAAGTGGTTTCTTACTATTCGGAGTATAAACCTGTTTTTGAGCATATCGAAAAGTTAAGCTCTGACGAATACACAGGTGACGGACAATATATTTTCTATCTCGATCAATCAGACAATTCTTTGGTGTGGAAACGCAGGCCGACAACTATCTCAGGAACAATTAGCTATGCAACTCACACTATTTCCATCTCGAGAGTTAAAAATGCAAACGAAGTTGTTAATTTTTATCTAATCAACTGCGGCAAAGATCTGAATGGCAATTCTATCCACACTTACAAAGTTAATACAACAAGCATCGGAAAGTTGGGTTATAGGACAAAATATGAGGTAAGGCAAGAGTATGCGCAAATGATAAAACTTCTCAACATCACAACAGACAACAATAAGTTTAGAGATCTTGTTAAGGCTTTGGCAAGATCAAATGCAGATAGGATAATGAACAAATACTCAGATGGAATAAACACGCTTTCAATCGCTGTGGAAGGTTCAACTTCCTATACTGCCGGGCAGCTTTATGAAATTGTTTTCCCACATGCAGGTTGGACAGCAAACTCAAAAAAACAATTAAGATTGATGGAATTTGAGCATAATTTCGATAAATCAGGATGGATTACTAATCTTGAATTTAAGGAGGAGTTAGATTGAGCCTGAAAGAATTAGCCAAGAGACTTGCAAGAGATATGAAGGAGCAGGATTCGGTGAAGCTGCAGTTCGACTCAGCTGACGTTTCAGCTTATTTTGAATTATTTGATGACGATTTCCAGCCGAAAAATAGAGGGATTAGAATTAAAGAAAGAAGTCTTGCCGGGGATGTTTTAATCTGGGGAAATACTTCTTTTGGAACGTGGAATTCTTACAAGTGGGGTGACGTTTCGCAAACAAGTTTTGTTTTGGGTCATTCTATCGCTGGGATTTTAGGCACTTCAAAGTTGGGATCTAATTTAAGCTCATTCGCCACGTTGCGAGTAGTTCATCCAAACAATACATATGTAGAGTCATTCAACTCTACTTTTTTCAAAGATACAGCTTCGACAGATGCTGCGTGGGGAACAACAGGAGAAGTAGTCTTCGGGACATCTTCAACTCAAACGGCAAGCAGCTTGATAGTTTACAAGAATAACCAAGCGATTACAAGTGCAAAATTAACAGCAACCACGACAGGATCCGGCTCGATTGGTTTCTTTATGAGTGCGGATGGAACGAATTACGAGGCAGTTTCATCAGGCGTAAGCCACACATTCACAAACACAGGTTCAGAGTTGTATTGGAGGGCAACAGGATCTGGAATTTCAATTACATCATTGGAAATAGAATATTAAATTTATTTAAAGATAAGATAAAATATAAATACAAACTTTCATTAAAAAGAAGATGGTTTTCACAACAGCGGGAAAGAACGAAATCAGAAATTGGTTAGCCGGAACTACTGCAACCGCACCGGTGGCAATTGCCGTCGGAACAAGCTCAACTTCGGCAAGTGCAGATGACACTTCTCTTGGCGGAGAAGTTTTCAGAAAAACCACAAGTGCGAATACTGCACCACAATTGGTAACTTATGAAATGCTCATGTCTACACTGGACGCAACAGGATCAACACTTGCAGAATATGGATTGTTCAATTCAACAAGCTCAGGTTCAGGAACAATGTTCGTAAGAAATATATTTGCTCCAATTGAAAAAACAAACTCAGTCGAAATTCAATTTGAGCAAAGAGTGGAGGTAGAATAATGGCAATAAAGAATGGACAGTTGGCGGATGCAGATGAAGTGATGAATGCTCTTGGGAAAATATTCCATAATCAAGCACAAATAGCTTATGAGCAATTATATGAAGGATACACATCTAAACCAAACACAACAAATCCAGACTTTGATAATGCTTCATTTGATGCTTTTATGGGTGATACAATGACTGCAACAGATATGTTTTATGATTCTACTGATGATTTGTATGTGGGTCCCTTATTAGATAATGAAGCAGATGCCGATTTTACTACAATAGACGAATGTAATGATAGTTCGATTAATGCAACAATCTGGACGCAAGTCGGGGATGGGAGCTTTTCAGAGGATACATCCAAATTAATCGTCACAGGTGCGGGAGGCACAGCAGATTATGTAAGAACAGCCCAAGATTTAGTTTCCACTTATTCCGCCTACATCAGAGTGAGAGTTCAGTGTCCAAGCTCAAACACAAATACCGGAAATGTTTGGATTGGCGGAGTAACAACAAATATTTTCACAATTCCAAAAGACGATACGTGGTATACAGTCGATATTCTTTATTTGGGGAATGTTGTTTATGTTTATGACAGCAGTAGTGCGACTTGGGTTAGAAAAGGGACGGACAGCGAACATAAAATAAGTATTGGTAACGGGGGTTCGGCCGGAGATAAAACTTACATAGATTGGATAAGATATTGGAATTTTGGAACAGATACTTTTTCAGCAACTCCCCAATTAGTTCAAACAACAGCAACGACAGCAAGTTCAACAGTCACAAATCTAATCCTAACATATAACTATACAAATGTAGAGCCATCAACAGTCCAAGTTTCAGCAGATAATGGGGTTAATTTCGAGAATGTAACAAAGTCGCAGATTCATAGACCAACAAATACCGGAACACAACTAAAAACTAAATATATATGGAGCGGGACTTCAAGTGATGTTTTCGCTCTGACATCACAAGGAATCATATGGAATTTATACTAAATAATCAATGGAGGATAAGGCAAAATGGCTGACGAGGGGCAATTTCCAAAAACTGACGGAGATGTTTTGTATGCATCAGAGGTAAATAACTTTTATAATCGTAATTACAAGCAAATCTATACGGGTGCGGCTTTTAATACTTCAGCAACTGGGGATACTGGTGAAACTCCTGTTACACAAGAGAATTCTTATGAGTTTAGTGCAATACCTGCTGATGATTTGATAGGAATGAATTATGTCATAATAGAATTTACAGGCACTGCACAACTTATGGGTAGCACACCATCTGACGATTATGTTCAAATAAAGGTTCAAACTAAAGAGGTTGGCGGGAGTTATTCAGATAGTTTGGCTTATACAGACGTATTAAAAGTTGTTTCAACAACTAATATGAACTTCAAAAGTTCTCAAACTTTCAGATATGTTCATACATTGACCTCGGGAGAAAAAACCAACGGAGTTCAGATAAAAGTTTTTAGTAAATCATCAAGCAACACACATACTGCAGTTTGTTCTTATACTAATATTCAAACAAGTTTAATAACAATTTAAAATGACATACATAAAAGGCAAGGATCTCGGGGCAATGAATAGGAACATGGAAAAGTTAATTGAAATTTTAAATCACCGAGTAACGAAACTCGAAATTCATGTCGGTTGGTTGAAAAGACTGATGGGTTATATTGCTGCTTTGCTTTCTGCGATTGCTGTTGCTGTTTTGGGAATGTTCTTAAAAATAATGTTAGGAGGTGTTTGAATGGATTGGAAAAAAAGCGTCTGGAAGGGAGTAAGAATAGCAATCTATATTGCTGTTCTTGGCGGCATCGGATACGTCTCGGAAGTGCCTGAGTTAGTCTATCTGCTGCCAATATTGGAAGCCATAAGGAACGCTTGGAAACACAGAAAAGATTAAAACATTTAGTTCCCTTCTATTAGAATGAGCTTAACGAACAAGAAGCCCGTCACAGACATAGAAAATATAGAGCACAATGACGAAGCTGAAATGAAAAAAGTAGTTGCGTTTGGAAAGACAACTGCCTCGACTTATGTTCCTATCCTTGTTGATGAAGACGGAAAGATACAATGAGCCTCGAAAACAAAAAACCCCCTGCAGAATTGGCAAACATAGAACACGACGATAACGCAGAGGCAAAAAGAGTTTTACTTTATGGAAAGACAACCGCTTCCAATTATGTTCCCCTTGCTGTAAATCCAGACGGCTCTTTAATTCTCGAAGAAATTACAAGCTTAACAGAACTTTCCGACGTAACAATAACTACCCCTGCAGACAATGAATTACTTGCTTATGATTCTACAAGCGGGGAATGGATCAATCAAACTCCGACAGAAGCCGGGCTTGATGCAATTTATTTAAAGTTAGACGCTTCCAATTCACCCATAACCGGACCCTTAATAACTTCTGATGGCTCTTTCCTTTCCAACACAGGAGTAATAACTCTCGGCGGAACAGGCGGAACTTACAACGAAAATATAACTTTAGATTTTGACAAATATTCTAATTATATTGTGTTGGGTTCTACAACAGGAGTTAATGTATTGAGTCTTGAAATTCCAGAAGTTCAATTGTTAGGCGATAGCACGCAACTTGTTTATCGACCAACCGGCGGGGATGAGTATGTCTGCGGAGCAACTGAGGCCGGATTTAATATGCAGAATGTCAATGGCGGATACATATTTCTTAGGGATAGTTCAGGAACATTAACATTAACAGGCTATGGTTTTCTAAAATTGGTTGGTGGAGCAAGCGGGATAAGTGTAGAAAGCGGGAATGGAATAGTTGATTTTGACGATGACGCTTTGATAACTGAGGGAATTGGAAGCACGTTTGGAGCATTGACTTTGAACAGCGCCACTGCTTCTCCTTTGTTGGACCTTTCCAGAACAACAAGCATAATTTCAGGCAGTTGGTATAACGTGAATAACACAGTCACATTAGACGGGACTGGCGGGAGTGCAACCCTTAATAGACACTGGGCTCTTGTCAGCCAAATATATGACCAGAGAACAATAAACGCAAATTCACTTCTTGACTACACGCAGGGAATAAGCGGAGGAGTGAATACAAATAACAAGACAACAAATGCAACAA